AAAGAAGAAATTTCCTCATTTGGATCAACATAGTTATGATAAGGATGCTATAATTATGACCAGCCATACGATAAAGAGCGATCATATTGGAAGGAATATTAGAATTGCCATTGAATATCTAGAAAAGGCGAGAAGGGTTTTGGGAGGTTAAGATGTACAATCCGATTTGGCTTAGTGATGGAAAAACTTTGATTATGGAATGTGATCAATGTGGAGCTTATATAAATAATAGAGAATTGCATGATAAATGGCATGAATCCTTAAGGTTGGGAAAGACGGAGAAGGATGGTAAATTCTACCGCGGTCCCATTGGAGGGATTAAACTGAAGATCAACACTAACGAATAACATTACCAGTAATCCTCTTCCCGGATTTCCTTTGATGAGAAGGACGACCTTTTACTGGTAATTTATAAAATTGTTTAGCTGGACGATAAGGATTTTCTTCAAATGGATCATACGTTGAACTACCAAATCCCAAACCTCCTAATACCACCGCGGCTGGAGTTGCTAATGGTTCTTTGGTAGCGGCTTCATATATATCTCCAGGCCAAGATGGAGTAGCTTGTTGTGCAGCCCATCTACTATATGGAATCTGTAATGGGTCGTTAATGTATGGCTTCTCAAGACTTTCTCCCATATAATTAACTCTTTCTTGAGACATTGGATCATAACCAAAAGCAGCATCATAAGTCATGGCTGGTAATCCTGGTCTAATCCTACCCCTTATAAATCTCATAAGATCATTAGATGGATCTCCCTGATATTCCTTTCCTTTAGAACTAATTCTTTCATCAGTAAACATACGTGGTATAGTCTTCATAATACCCAATTCACCACCAAATATATCGGGTTTGTAATCACCAAACCGAATACCGAAATTAGATGCTAATGGATTAGGTTCAACATCTGCTCCCATCTTATCAGCACCATACATTGTCCCCCCCATCATAGCTAACCACTTAGCTTGATCCTTCATGAAGTCTTTATAAGCTGCTCCTTCAAATCTACCAAATGGTGTTGCTCCAGTTTTAGGAATGTAAGAGAGAGGATTATAGAATTGTGCTTTTGCAACCATATTTCTCGGTGCGGTAAATCCATATGACATTGCTTCCAATGCTTTATCGAAAGCTCCCGGCAACTTACCATGACCACTTTCTTCATTCACTCTTTTTATAATAGACTCTAATTCACTCCCCTTAGATTCATCCTGCAGCATTTTAAGTAGACCTTCTTCCCCTCCAGCAATCCTTTCAAGTTCTTTAGCCCTAGTCATTCTCTGACCAGCATCATACATTCTCTTGCTTGGCTTAACATAATATTTACCCAGTAATGGTACCTTCTCACCCAATGTAGATTTGGAGAAGAATTCTGGTATATCAGAATATGCTAATCCTTTCATCTTACCAATGTTTGGTAGTATGCTTTCTAAGTCTTTAGTTCCTGCGGTATGTAATGCCTCCATTAATGTACCAACTGGAGTTTCTCCAATTTCCCCTAACGCTTCATTGTATCCCTTCTCTGTCATCGATTTGAGAGATGATTTAAGGGCAGGAAAACCAGTCTTAAAAGGATGTAAGATGTTAGGACGATAAGATTGCCTTCCCCAAGGTAAATCTCCACCGAACTTAAATTCTGATGGCATACCAATTAGAGTGTCAAACCATGTATCTTTACTTACTCCTTTAGTCTTAGTTCCCATGTGACGCATGGATAAATCGATATCACCCTTTGGGAGTGCCTTAGATAAACTATTAGCTCTTGCTCTTAACTTCCTCGCATGCTTTAAGATTATATTAGGAGGTAGGCCTTCTGGATTTTTATTTGATTTAGTAGCGTTGATTAGATCCAATAATAGATCATCATTGGGTTTTTTGCCTAATGCTAATTGATAAGCAGCTTTGTCGAAATCTGTTGCAAAATTGATTTTCCTACCATTTATTGTATCCTTAACTCTAAATCTCCCTGGAATATCATATTTAGGCGGAGGTGTTGATTTTCCGATTGCTCCTCTTTCACCTTTAACTGTAGATAAATCTCCGACTCTGAAATCGCTTCCTTCCTTAACAGCAGAGGATGTTTTAAAAGCAGCCGGAGTAGCATGTTCTATGTCAGATACATTTCCTCTCTTCTGCATTTCAGCATAAATGCTCTTAACTCCTTCCTTCTCTTTTGCTAAAATACTCCTGTCAATGCCTTTTCTCTCTTCTTTAGATAGTGCTTTACTAAACTTCGCAACATCTCTAACCTTACCTTCTTTAGTCATTCCAGAAGCAACTAAGTTCCCACCCTCATCAAAATAATTATAAACAACCTCTCCATTCGGTCTTTCAATTACATTAAGTCCTGGATTGACTTTCCCTTTACCAACCGCTTTCCTACCATAGCTTAATACATCTTTTACATAATCTGGACCTAACTCAACACCTTTACCCTCTAAATCTTTAACAGCTTTTACCTCTGGAGTTAATGTTTTCTCATAAGCTGCTTTTTTAACCGCGGCTTCCTCAGCCCTTGATGGCATTCCACCTAACATCTTCTTAAGATCACTCATTCCTTTAAGAGGTTGTTTTATGCCAGATTCCTTCATCTGTTTAGCTAAATCAATAGATTGTTGAAGAGCCTTAGCTAAATCATCTTCTTTACCTGGTATACCACCTAAAGCTCTTCCCTCTTTCATTGCTCCAACTGTTGCTTTTCCTATCTTACCAATTTTTGAAGCAGCTGGAATTGCAACATCCAGTGGAGTAATATTCTCAGCCAAACCTTTAAAATACTTTTTAGGTGAAGTAATGACATCCAATGGACTCGTTAGAGGAAATGTATAGGGTGATACATGCTTCTCCCATGGAAACTCAGGAATCTTCTCTGCTAATGATTTAAGCTGAGGTATTGGTTCAATCAGAAATTTATTCTGCTCCTTAAGATCATCAAGATATTTCTTAGCTTTCTCAGGTGTATCTTCGAAGTAATTAGCTAAATCATCAAAGAAGTTGCCCATTATTCCTCCTCCTCATCATCAAATATACCTGAATACCATGGTTCGAGGCCAGATGAGATAGACCCTCCACCTGGATAATTTGGTTGAGGCATATTCTCATAAGATTTTCTTGTTCTTCTAGCAATATCACTCTTAGCTTTAGCAAGGGCAGCACTCAATGCTTTCTTAGTTTCTGGATCTATTGTATATGTTTCCTTACCTTCAGTTATCTCATCACCAAATGCTTTATCCTCAGGAGAATAGAACTTCTCAAATCTTGGATCCTTACTAACCTCAGAAGCAGCTAACTCTGCAATACTCTTTTGTTCAGCAGCTGGTAGAGGTTTATCTACACCTCCAGCTAATCTTCCTTCCCTTGCTTTTGCTAAGTTAAGACCTTGTTGTTTCAATCCAAGATTGGCTTGTCTAATTTTTTGTACCTCACCAAAAGTATATTGAGACCATTTCATTTTTTCCTCAGCCAACAATCTCTTAGCTTCTTCTTTATCCTTCATAGCCTCAATAGACTTCAATTTATCTTCATGTGCAGTTGCAGCTTTCTCCATATTTAATAAGAAGTTCCGAGTTGACTTTTGCTTATCAATCATATCCTTAATAATCTTCCTCTTACTTTCAATACCACCTCTCTCAGCAGCTAGAGCTGGTTTATATGTTGCTGCGGTTGTTTGAAATTCTTCCATTGCTCTATTATAAGGTCTATCTAACATTTCCTGCCCAAGACCAACACCATATTTCATTCCTTCTGCAGCACCACCTAATCCAGCTACCAATGCAGGCAATATTCTATTTTTAAATTTAGGGTGATAATCAGCTCTCTTCGGAACTCCCTGTATAAATTGCATAAACTTATCCTGTACAGGAGTTTGCATATCAACTTCAGGTTCTCCCATATCTGCTAAATTCTCCAAATAGGAATAAGGATTTTCCTCTTCCTCTTCTTCGTAAGCCATACCTGAGAATGGAAAATTAATGTTTGGCATGATTAAACTTCAACATATTCACCAGAAGCTGCTCCTCCTGGTGTATAAGTTGTTGGTGTGAATCCTGGTTGACCACCACCAGAACCCATCAATGCTAATGATGGTGCTGCTGCTCCTCCAGTTAATACTGTTGCAGCAATTGGACCAACAATCTTAGCTATTTGTCCAACGTAATCCATAAAACTCTTATTAGGATTATATTGCATTCTATTACCTAAGTTTGCATTATACAAACCACCGCGTTGACCCATATTCTCCAACATCATTTTATATAGGTTAAACTCTTCCCCTGGTACTTGTCCTCTTAGATCACCCATTCCACCAAGCGCGGCTAATATATTTTTATCTCTATTCTCTCCAAACTGAGCACCCATTCCAGCCGCTCTTAATCCACCTTCTGCACCAGCAATCTTATTCCGGCTTAACAATTCAGCTAATCCTTGTTCAGCCCCACTCATTCCAGATATACCATATCTCCTCCCTTCATTAACTCTATCCTTAATTCCAAGTTCAGTATCCAAAGCCATATCAGCAGATTGTCTAGCTTGATCTCTACTCATCCTGGATAATGAAGATGTATAGGAAGCTGGAGTTCCACTTATTAAGGCTTGATCTCCCATCTTAGCTCTTAATGCATCAAAGAAACTTGGAATACTCCTGTTGGAACGGCTTCTAATATTAGAAATATCTCCTGTAGAGTAGCCTCCAGTTTTTGCGAATTCATCAAATCCACCTTTACCCCTTATCCTGTCTATGTTTTCAGCATCCAATCCGCCTGTATTATACAAATTCTTAAACATTCCTTCATATTCACCAAACCCAGGTGATCCAGATGCATAAGAAGGATCTAAGAACTTTTTAAATCCTCCATAAATATCTCCATATGATTCATCTGCTCTTTGTTGGGCTGGACCCATTCTACCTGATAGCAGATTAAAATAATCAGAAGACTCCTTATTAATACGATTACTTTCATTCGTAGCGTCTCTATTAATTTGTTTAGCAGCCCCTTTAGCCATTCACATTACCTCCATTGAGGTTTAATACAATTGGTACTCCAGGACATTTTTCAAAGCCATAATGTTTAACCAAATATTCCGCAAAAGACTCATTCGGGAAGGCATGAATCTGTTCAATACCCTTATCCTTAGCGATTAATACAAGTTCTTTAATGAGAGAGTCAACATTCTTAACCCTCTTAACCCTCATAGCATCCAAATCCATCGCAAGTATTAACTCCATAAACACTTTAATAACTCCAACCGCGGAGGCTCCATTTCCATTCTTCAATATTCTTGCATCAACTATGTTGTTCATAATTGGTAATGGATAATCATCGGTATAATATTTCTTATGAAGTGGGATAAAATGATCAAGAAGATCAGTTAAATCATAAGGTTTTAAGATAACGTCCATGGCATTCTCCTTCTTTGTTGCATACCTCTGGCATTGGGAGAAGATGTATTATATTGCATACTATATGGGCTTCTTTGTACAGATGGTTGTTGTTTCATAGGTTGCGATTGATTAGAATACCAAGGTGCTGGATGAGGCTGCATAGCAGGGGAACCAGTCATATAAGATGGAGGTTGTGCTACATTAGTTCCAACTGGAGGACCAACAGGGTTTGGAGGTGGTCTTGTTCCAGGATTATAAGTAACTCCCCCAGAAGTAATATCTCCTGGATTAATTGGAGCCGCGGTTGGTGCTGTTGGATTTGTCATAGGTGGTGGTTCTCCTCCATCACCAATAACATTTCCTAGAGAATCAAACCATTGTGGCTTATTACCAAACCATTGTCCATAATATCTTCCACTCCCAGGAGGCCATTCTTTAACTCTTCCTCTACTTATGGCACCCTGAAACATATCCTTATTTCGAATAGCTCTTTGTAATCCAGGGTTATTACCTGAAGTCCATTGATCCCATGCAACACTATTTCTCCCTTCCCTTGGTCCACCACCTTCTCCATATCGTTCAATTAAGTCTTCTAATGGTGTACCAGATAAATAAGCACGAGCAATTCTATCCCAATTTTCGTTCAATCCCTTCCTAAATGCTTTCCTTCCTCCTACTCCCAATGATTCTTGATATTTCTGCTTACGTGTACGATAATCATCAACCACTTCCTCTCCTGGAATGGTAGGAATGGGAGGTTTATAATCTGGCATACTTCGTGGATCTACATTACCTGGGTTAGGTAATTCACTTGTAGGACCATTACGATTCCTTCTCCGTCTTTCCCAATCTATAACTTCATCATCTCTTCTTGGCACTCTCTTACTCCTCACCTTTAAGTAAGACTATTCCTCATATCTATTAGGTAAGTCCTCTGGATTCCATCTTCTCTCATCCATAACTGCCCATGCACTTATACCAACTCTTGCTGTTGCAACTACATCCAATCCAACAGTAGAGTTTTGTTGCACTTTGAATTCAAGATAATCACCTTGATCTAATCGCCATGAACGACTAATATTAAGAAGCGTTGTAAATCCAGAAACAGCCGGAACCCTCATAGCTGCTATATCTAATGTACCACCACCGATAAATACAACTGTAATACGTGCTTCTCTAAATCCTGTTGCATTTGAGGCAAATGTTACGTTCATTCCACAATCATAATAACCTGGAGTCTTTATTGTAATTCTACTAGTATTAACAGCATCATGCATATCATCATTATCATAATCCTCAGAGTTGAAAGTTAATGTTTTTGTTACAGCAGTTACCGTTGCTATGTTGGCATCATTGTATATTGAACAAGCCTTTTTGGTTTTCTCAAGAAGAATGAGGCGATCTTCATGACTCTTAATTAATCCATAAGCTCGATCAATATTTATCCATCCCTTTGCTAAAGCATTGTATAATTTAGCATCTGATTTCTGTATATGTGTAACTAAATCAGTAAGAGACTTAGCATTTATAATTGGATTGGGAGTAAATGTAGCTCTCACATTGGTTGCTCCTGATATACTGACTTAACATATGCCATCAATGCACCTAAACTCATATAACCTTTAACACCTGATGCCTTCTCAACTGATATTTCAAGCATATGACCTTGAACGTTAAATAATTTTTCTATCATTCTCATAGGTGTAGGTAGTATGATGGATAATAGATTAGGAGTCGCTACACCATTGAAATAGGATTTTACACCAAAATTATAATTATTATTAACACCATCACCAACAAGCCATCCACGAACGCCAGCACAATGAATTATATCTAACTCTTTATTACACGTAATAAAAGACGCGCGAATAGCTGGTCTAGTAGCATCCCAATCTTCACCTTCACCTATTGTACCCTGGTCTAATTTTACTAATTTACCACCAGTGAATTTCAATGCATATAATGTTGGTGATGCAATTCCTGAAAGAGGATTATACACATGTATGTCAATAAAAGAAGGAGTCCATATAGACCATTTAATTTTGTCATATGATAAACCATCAGAAAAATCACCATAAAAAATACCAGACTCCGCAGAACTATGTAGATATTGCGGCATAATAGCATACAATCTAAAATTCTGTGGATCAATTCTTATTTTCATACCTGTATTATAATCCAATGGATCTCTCGCATTACTTCTCCACAATGGTTCAATATTATAACTCAATGGAAATAATTGATTTGTATAACCACCATCATATAAATATAATCCACTAGGATTACCTACTAAGAGTAAATCATTATATGGATTAGAATCACCAAGAATTTCACTTATTGATTCCGGTGATGCCCCTAGAGTTGTATCAATTATCTCTATTTCCCACTCAGCTGGTATTAATCCATTTGGCTTAAGTACATAAGTTCTATCAACCTTCCAACAATGTAAGTTACCTCTCAATGATCTAGTAGTGGTTACACCACCAAATGCTGCATTATCATATTTATTAATCTCTCTTAGACCATCGACTGAGTCAAAAGCCTCTGGTTCATTCTGATTTGAAATTCTAACGATATATGGATTAGCTGATTCACCACATGAGACTAGTCTATCATCAAACATAGTCAAAAATGCACCAGCTGGTACTTCCTCCAACAAATCCATATATGGATCTGCGCTTGATATAAGCTGAGAATCGTAAGCATCTAAAGTTGCAGTTGTTGTTACATTATCATTAATATCACCAATGAAGAACAATGGTACAGTAGTTAGATTTCCATCATGTTCTCTAACAACCTTACTCATCCATAATCTTCTTTTAACTACAAAAGATCCTCCTGTTGGTATTACTGTTAACGCTGTTTTTGTTGATGCCGCGGCTGTTACAAGTGCAACATGGGAACCTGGTTTTGTAATGAAGCCAGTGTTTGTGATAAATGATACCGCATAAACATGCTTTCCAGGCTCAATAACTCCTGCCGCTCCAGCCGCGGCTAACATTCCAGCACCAGGTTTAGTACCAGCTATTTTACGTGCGGTTGCTGATAGGGATGGATCATATACATATATAAATTCACCAGAACTGCCTGTATAACCTCCTCCTGTAGTTACCGGAGTGAAATAAAATCTACCATTTAAGGTTAAACCTCTATGATGTGATCCTGCTCCTCCTGTTGTTGCAATAGTTGTACCAGCTGTAAAATCTTTTAGTATACCACTGTCAATTGAATAGAGTATCCTGCCGTTATAAAAATGAAATTTTCTATAACCTGTTAAAGCACCGGTTAGTGTAGCTTCAAGTATAAATGACTCCCTACTTCTCAATATTTGATTAGTAAATATACTTTCCACCCCTGTGGGCAAAGGATTAAACTGTAAATTTGTAGCATCTACTAAATAACCATTTGGAGGTAATAATACCCCACGTCTAGCAAACAATCCTTTTATAATATCTAAAACTATAGCTGGATGATCCCTTTTTGACATAAAATTTTTAAAGTTTCAGATACTGCTCATCATCCTCATTCAATGACAATACAGGACTCTCACCAACACTTACTTTCAACCTATAACCAGATTCTTCAGCAACCTTCTTCGCCGTATCAATACTATCTACTTGAGTAATACTTCTGGGAGAGAATCCGCTTATCATTACATTAGAGATATTCACGATATATACTTTATCCAAAAAGCACCCAAGCATCAATTACATCAGTACCTATTCCAGCAGGATAAGCTGCAACAGGTAATTCAATAGCTGGACCATCGGCAGCATTGTTATAATCATAATATAGAACCAATACCTTCTTGTTAGCTAGATCATAGCGATAAGCATATCCAGCTTTCCCAACAATAATTACCTTCCTTGGTTGCTTGGTAGTTACACCAAAAACAGTTTGGAAATCTAAACTCGGCCCACCAGCTTCATAGTTACCTGTGAATGTAAGTGTACCAATTCCCAGAATTGCATTGTTTAACCTACCCATGAAATCTTTTGTACTTGTAACAGCCATCTCACACCTCCTTTTAGGTGGATAAAGCTATTCCTATCCAACAAGAATACGTCTTGGACGACGCCAACCCTTTTTTCTTATTACCAAACTTTGATTCTTTCTAGTAGCACGATTCAATAGTGATTCCCAATGCTTATTAGCTAACAGCTGCAAGTTAGCAGCGAGGGATGGATTATGTCCAATTGTTAAAGCTGCCTGAGCAGCAACCGCAGCTGCCATATATGTCTGAGAATTCCCAATAGCAACGTTATCCGTAATTGCAGCCAACGCTGCTAATGATTTAACATACCATAGCAATACTTCCCTTATAGATGTTGCTCCAACCAACTTAATTTCTTCCTCTCTATAAACCCAATATAAGAGCATAGTATCCTTCAATGCATTGGGTTCAAATTGCTTCTCACTCATAGGAACCCATTGATCTTCCCCTTGACCAACAGCCCTTTCATATAATTTTATGGGTTCAACAAAATTAGTAGGTAATTGTCCAGCTCCTCCTCCTGGAGGTATGGATACTGCTAAAGCAGGTACTGTTATAACAGTATTCTTTTCAGTAAAAACTGGTACATCATTCTCAACCAGCATATCCTGTAAATCTCTATATTTTGCATTGATGATTGGCAATAAAGCTGCATTAGTAAAAACAGCCGCAGCCGTATCATTCAAATGGTTACTTCTTGCTTCATCAGCTATTACAGTACCTGTTGGCATTTTTCTTACTCTTACTCTACCTTAACTACTTGTTTACTATTCAATACGAGAGTTGTTCTATACGTTTCTGGAAACATAGGTTGTGCAGTTTCTACCGTTACATTACACAATTCCTCACTAGTTGTAATTGATTTAATATTACAAGGTATATTAATACGATCACCAACATTTAATATTTTACCATCTCTATCATGTGGCATCTTTCTACCTCACAAATCTAAGAAGCAAAAGAAAGTTCAGCGTATCTCTTCTTATCCAATACCGCTTTGCAATTCATACATACAATAGCTGTACTATCAATAGCCGTCTTACAAGCTGGACATTTAACCTCAATAACATCTTCATGCTTAACTTCCAACCAATCCCTTTCTAATCCTAAGAACCTCGCAGCATTCCTACAAGCTTCAGCGATTGTCTTATACTTATGATTTTCAGCCCAATCATCATCACCAGCTTTGACTAATTTCTTACACCATTCAATATGACTTTTTCTTGCTTCCTTAACCTCATTAGGAAAATCACTCATGATTTCCTCAGGAGTGAATTCTCCCTCAACACAAAATAATCCTGGTTTAACAATATCATCAGCCAGGATAGAAGCAGAGCAAAAGTCAAATACAACTGCCTTTGCAATTTCCTCAGCCATAACATTAATTCTCAATGCCTTACCATTGAGTTGTGGAATATAATGCATACCATCACCAATCACCAATACCGATATATTATTAGGTGAGGCAGCTTCGATATAATAGTCGGATGGGTGCAATCCAGGCTTATGTTCATTCCCAATACGAAAGTTACATACTGACGCAATGGTATACTTACTCACTTTCTTCCCTTTCCACGTGGTCCTTTCCAATCTGACTCAACTTCCTCTGTTGGAGTTACTTCTTCATCTAAGGAAGATACCATTTCCGAGCTTGTGGTTTCTTCCTGAGGAAAATTCTCCTCTAAAGTTTCATCATCAACAGAGGTCATAACTAATTTATATCCATGAGGATGTAGTGTATTATTATAATCATTCAATACAGACTCGGCAGCTTTTTTACTATCCAATTCAAGCTGCTCTCCAACCGGAATAATTATATTAACACCTCCGCATGATACAGTGAGAGGTACTGGAGCATCATGCGAAACAAAGTACCTTGCTTGTTTTCCTTCCATTGTTATAACTAATTTCCCACCCGATTCAGTAACCAATGCATCTGCAATTTCCCTAGTTGGTACATCAACAAAACCTTTAGCAGTTACCATATATTTTGCATTGAACACTGTTTCTTGTACTAGCAGATCGGTAGGATTCTCAACTCTAAACATTTAAAATCTCCTTTAACAAACGACGTTTAACGTAAACAAAACAATCGAAAAAAGATCTCGAATATAAGCCATCATAATATTTATATTACTATCAGATGGTGCTCCTATTGGAGGGGAACCGAAGTTTGGAACTTCAAACTCACTCCATGATATTCTTCCTCTTGTAGCTACGAATGGAGTCTCAAATTCCATCCATGATGATCTTCCCCTTGTTGGTGTGGGAGAATTAGGTATTTCGAATTCTGCCCAAGATATCAATCCTTTCGTTGGCGTAGGAGGATCTGGAACCTCAAATTCTGCCCAGGAAACTAAACCCCTAGTTGGTGTACTTGATGCAGTTGGGATTTCAAACTCAGCCCAAGATACTAACCCTTTTGTTGGTACTAATGGAATTTCAAACTCAGTCCAACTAATTCTTCCTCTTGTAGCTACTAAAGGAACTTCAAATTCAGACCAACTGATCCTTCCTTTAGTGCCTACAAGGGGTATCTCAAATTCCGCCCATGATACTTGTCCTTTTGTTGGAGTTACGAATGTAATTGTAGGAACAAATTCAATCCAAGGATTAAGAGTAGTTCCTGTTTGAGTATCATTTTCTAATAGATCACCACCAGCACCATTGTTTCCAAATCTAATAGATGCATTATGGGCTTGTACTCCACTTGTTGCTACTGGTGTTCCTTCAACAGCTACCTCAACAACTAATCTATCACCTAATACAGTTGTATATCCTGTTCCAGTTTGTGATGCAGAATGGAATCTACTTGTAAGAACTGTAGCTAATTCAGTTGGTTCTTCAGTTTTTCCAATTAATGTATGCCTTACAGTGGCTCCATCTTGAGATACGATTGAGATGAACAGCTGAAGATTTAAATTGTTTCCAGCATTAGATTCTAAACATTGAAGGCACCATTTAATCGTATCAAGTACAGTAAATGTTATGCCGGCAACCATAGGATTCGATACAAATTGGCATGCTAATGAATCTCCCGCTACTATATGATCCGAAGAATCAGGGTTATAAGCTACTGTCGATAAAGCCGAACTGTCTGAAGATTTTAAAACCCTTCTAACAGTAGCTGGTGCATTATGAAGATAAGTTTGTAATGCAGGGGAAACTGCCGGAGCAGTTGCTTCCGACGTAAATCTTAATCTAGTTGCCATCCCTATTTATGGTTTATTAACAACAAACCTGTAGAACAATGCAGTATAATCAGTAATAGCATCTGCTTCTGCACCGCTTAGGGTGTAGGTTGAGGTTGTCCATGTAGCATCTGCTACGCCATTTCGGCTTTGGGAAGCGATTAATGTTCCTTGAGAACCTTCATTAACATACGTCATACGAAGCTGTTGGGTATAATTAAGTGTTTCACCACCGGATGCAACATCATTCGCTGTTCTCATTCTCATTATATGGGATGAAGAAGATATTGGATCAGTAACGTCAGATAAACGACAAACATAAACTTCATTAACTGGTGATACTGGAGAGCGAATAAAATCAGCATCTGATGCCGCAGATTCATCAATTGAGTTGAAGATATTAGTCGTTCCTCCAGCTTGATCCTGGAAGTTTCCTATTAACGTATCGGCATCTGGTCTGGCGAACTGCGGCATTATAGACCTCTTGGATTAGAATCAGTCGGAGCTTTAGTTATTTTCCAACCGTAGAATTTACTATATCTTACTCTTTTGTTCTTCCATAATGGAAGCATAAATCCAGGATTTGGATAAAACCGTACATAAGCAATCTTGCTCCTCCTCCCAATGACCCACAACCTATTAACTCTATTCTTAAATTCAACCAGCGTCATTGCTTACCTTCAATGTAATATTCAGCAGTAGCATGAACAGAAGGACCAGGTGCATCTGGTTGGATAATTAGAGGTTGATTGAGAGGAAGTGGAAATCCACCAATCCACATTCTAGTAAACTGATGTAATCCAGGACTTGCACCGAATCTAATCAACTCAATAACACCATCTCCTGACTCAATATCACAAGCTGATGCCGCGGATACAATAACAGAACCTTGCAAGGTAACAACAACAATACGTTTATTAGCACCAGGAGCAGCAGCTAATACTTTTGTTCCATCAGCCGCACCTAATGTATCTTCAACAGCAACCAATTGTTGTTGCGATGGCCTAGCTGCCATTTACTTTCTCCTTCTGCTTAGAAGTATCCAAGAAAACAGCATGACCCTTAACTAATTGATTTACAACACCGGATGGAATTGCTTCATCAATTTCTTCTTTAAACTGATCTCTTCGGTGTTTAATCAATTCAGCCTCAGTGGGCTTATGACCTTTTAGATTACCATTCAGGCGATAATAGATAAGCATGTCAATGGCATCCATTGTTGGTTCAACCGGTTCATAAAACTTGTCTTGAAATACATAGAGTGGTTCGTATGATCCCTTCTGGTTGTTTTTAATCTCAGCCGGAATATCCTCAAACCTTAACTCCTCAAGAATAAATTTATCCCAAATATACATATACTTATATGTTTCCTTAACTCCCTCAACCTCACTCTCAATAACAATCAATCTTCCTTTGTCATCAATGATTGGATGCTCTTCTAAAAATATACCTTCTCTCTTCTCTAACTCATCCTCACTCCATACCAATCTAAAGTAAGATCGACCATCTATGGATTTACCATATCTCTCTGCTAAGGTTTTATTTACTTTAACCAAATCAGACTGATTCATTACATCTTACCAAAAGAAGAAGTAAGAAGGAGGAGTAATTAAACCCCTCCTTCTAAAAGCTCTATGCCAAATAGCTAGGAATCCACTTAGCAGCTTGTGGATCATATACCATGAACAATGCTTTGTTAACAACTGCTGTTCCAGCAATTGCAATGTTTCCAGCAGCTGTCCATGTGAAAATACCTGTTGGAATTAGAATAATAACTCCGGAGAATCCAACATAAGGTACTGTAATGTTAACAACAGCAGCTGTTCCAGATACATATTGAATTGGAAAGGTTGGTGCAATTGTAGCGGCCGAAGCTATAGCTGGACCAACTTTTGGCTTTCCAGATCCAGGAATACCACCTGGTAGTAAGAAGTCCCAAGCGTTTTCAGCTAGTGCCATGATTAATACCCCGTTGGGACAGTTAAGGCGTCAATATAGCTTCCTTCTGCTGGATTATCAATATAGATATTCGTGCTTACCCTTGGATAAACAATATTATATCCAGCAACACCACCGCTTACACCGCGACCTTCAAAGATATATTTTCCATTCTTCTTGAGGAAATCAGCGGGTTTCATTTCAACCCTTCCCCATGCATCCCTGCTGATCAAATCTATCCTAGTACGATCCCAGCTGAAAGATGTTTTAACAGGGACTCCAGCCATTTGCATATTATCTGGATCATAGAACATATCAGCGCCTTTACCATTTGGCATTTGATTAACAATCGTACTAAGGACAGTAATCTGTTCATAAGCATCTGTTTGAGCAGGATGTGTCCAAGCAGTATACTTAATCTTCTTCTTACCTGTCCTGTCTCCTGGCTTATTCAATGCCAAACGGAATAGTGGGAGAGCAAATGGACCAGCAGCATTCACTCTATTCGCTCGGATTTCAGGAGTTGTTGCTCGGTTGAATCCAAGCCATGTTCCTGTAGAAGCATTAGAATGGTGATATGGAACACCAAAAATGCTTACAGGAGGTGTTGCTGTCAACCCAGATAAGACAATCTTATCTGTAGCAATTCCTGTTGCTAACGATGGTGTGATTTCGATGATGTTATTGGCTGGATCATGGAATACAATCGTTCTTTCTGCTCCCAACGTTCTGTTAACCGTTAGGGCAGCATTATAAACGTTGACATCCATGTCAAATCGGAATAGCCTTGCCCTGAAACCATCTGTGGTGAATGTTAATCTATCGGCTCCAGGAACAGCAACTCCACCAGCAACAGCATAGACTGTTGCTGTACCGATTACACCAGTGCCATCAGTCATGCATACAGAATCAAGATTCCGTTGCATTTCCTCAAGCGCTTTTGCTAATCCATCTTTGAAGCTATCTAGAACAGCTTTCCTTTCACTGTCAGTAGCCCATTCGGATTCATCTGTCCATTCAACAGCTTCCATAAGATGCTGAACACCAATAACTGCCTTATCATATGTGATTCCAGAACCCCTACCGTAATCTCCACCATCTGGATTCACATGGCGGAATTTACCACCTGGCTTCAACCTAATAGGGATTCTCATATCTCTTTTACTGATAATTTCAGGAGTCTTCTTTTTAAGATCTCCATAAAACAAAGCGTCATAATCAAAGGCAGACCGCACAATAGGTCTGACCTTTTCAATTTCTAAGCCAGATACAGCAGCTTCACTCTGACTTCCCATTCTCTTTTACCCTACCTTAAGAGTTAATTTCAAAGATGTAACCAACCAACTCGATCATTTATTTTGCGCCCCTTTTCGCAAGAAGGTATAAGGGGAAAATCGAGTTCCTTCCCTTCAACAACCCAACCCAATGAATGCATAGCTACTTTTTAAGATGAACATTACCCTTACCATCAATCGCAGCGTCCATTGCATCACGAATAGATGTTTTGCCCCAATCAATCTTATCAACTTCCAACTTACCTCCACTACCTGTTGATATGGTTCCAGATGAATGAGAAGGAATGGATTTATCTACCTTACCATCTCCCTCTCCCTTATATAGAATTTTCTCAATACCAAGCTTTTTAACAACCTTACCCCTTGCGATTGGGATTAATTCCTTTGCTGATGCTAGGATTTCCTTAGCAATATTCTCAGCATAGTTACCATTATATCCATTAGCCATGGCAGTTCTCTTCAATGCAGCCATCTTTGACATATGAGCTTTATCACTTGTTAGCATCTGATATACCATTGCCTTGATATTATTAATAGCTACCTCTCTAATTCCCTCAGGAAGTCTACCTTTAGGATCAAGATTCTTAGCTACAATCCTCGAAATGACTGGATCTGATTTACTTTCTACGTTAGAATAGAAGTTGAATTCCCTCTCCGCGGCTAACTTATTCCTTTCCTGCTTAACCTCATCATTACCCTTATCAAATTTAGGAAGCTCCATCCTCCTTGGAACTCCATCGTCGTCAAACATATGCTTGTTAATGTACCTTACCGCGGTTAGGAGATTTTCATTTCCCATTGCCTCAGCATCTTTAGCTACCTTGGCTAGTACATTGACAACGACTGGATGGATTACTTGACTAAATAGCTTAGGAGATTTCTCCCTCAGCAATGGCAAAAAGCTATGGGCAATTTTTGTTACTGAGTTCGGATCAGCCTCATAAGCTGCATCAAGAATTGGTTCAATGTCACCTTCAACTAACTTCTCACCAATCTGATCTAAATAAAGCGCTTTCTCTTGTGATTCTTTTACTTCTTCAACGGTTCCATGTAATTGGCTAACTTCCTTCCATTTGAAATAAGCATCTTCAAGTTCAGGGAATTCCTTAAATACTTCCTTACCAAACTTCTGCTTTACCCTTGTTATTAATGAAGGTACTTTGAACTCTTTAGATGTAGATTCCGGTTCTTCCTCAGTCTCTTTGGATTCATCTTTATCAGATGATTCTGATTCTTCCTCTTCCGTAGATTCATCATCTTCAGGAGATTCCTCCTCAGAAGAAGCATCAGAATCCTCATCTATTTTGTCATCAGTTTCAGAAGGAGCATCCAAATCCAAAGCATCCAAGGCATCCCTAACTGACTCCGACATTCTCTTTCTCCTCTTCATTAACCTGCATTGGTTGTTGCTGTTGCATAATCATTGCCTCAGCAGCTTTATGCTCTCTCAGATGTAGCATTAGATTCTCATAACCCTGAGGAATGACTTTCTTAGCTCTCATTCCTTCCGGAGAAACTGCAAAGGCTGTAATCACACCAGCATGAATTGAATGATTATCAACATCATTATCAATTGGAACTGAACTTGTCATCATTGGCATTCCAGTGTTCGGATCAACAGCAGGCATCCCTGTCATTGGATCTGTATTCTGTGATGGGATTGGTTCACCCATCAATAATTCTTGAATTTCATGAAGTTGTTTATTACGATCGTTCTCACCAGGAACCTTCAATTCAGGAATACCAACTATCTTACTAATCATTCCAACATTCTCGGGAGCAAATACAGCAGCTTGGATTGGTTCCAAATTCATACCAAGCAATTCCATAATGAATGCACGCTTTTGTTCCCATGTTGTGGGGAATTGTTCACTCTTAACTACCTCAACGCGACTGACATTCCCCCCAATTGGCTTCCTCAGATTTACATTTTTATAACTCCCTCCTTCCTCAACTGCATAAGATTCATCCCCACTCATATTGATTTCATATAATTTAACAGCTTTGAAGATTGCTTCGGCTAGCATGTCATCAATACAATCAGCTGGAATTGCTACTCTTTGCAATGCTTGAGTACGAGATTCTTGATAAACTCCTAACGTTTTTGAACCAGTTTCGAATTGACCACCATATATGGAAGGAAAAGCTCCAACAACAAGCTGACCTTTTTCTTGCATATATTGTGCTAACTCAGCCACTTCCCTGCTTAATGATGCATTCTTGGTTGTAAAGAAGTTATCGGAGATTGGTCTATTACTCTTAACAGTAACAGGAGTATACGATCCAGGCATACTCTTCATGCTTCGCAATGTCTTCATATTAATGATGTCTGAATTGATGAATGTCTCACCAACCGCATGACGTATTGTATCTAAGGTTAAGAATACAAGATCATCCTCAATATCTTGGATGGGAACCATTGGATCACCCAATGCTTTAGCGTATATATGAGTATCAGTTGGAGATTTAAGGAATGTCCAATGGTCATCTAACTTCTCAGGTTCACAATCCAGTAAACGATTGTCTTTACCAACAAGGGTTGCTTTAAATCCATTTGGATATTTCTTCTTAAGTTGCTTTAGATTTTCTTTATCCTTAGCAATGATGTTATACATACAAGGTTTAAACCAGGCCCTTGTAAGTGTTACTAGATTTTCTGATACAGCAGAATCTCCGTAGTAATCTGCCTGATTCCTTTCATTGGCCTCAATACTATCTACATCACCCTGACTAATTTCCTCTTCATCATCTGGATACAATGCTGTTACTTCAGAGAAATGTAACTCAGATGATAGGATTACATAATTAATCTGGGATGGCTTTGTTGCATAATGAGGGATTTTAATAGATAGAGGAGGATAGAGTTCAATGACTGACATTCCTTTATCTTCTTCTTCATAACCATCCTGGGTTGAATCTTCAATTATCTCATCTTCCTTTTCCATCATTGATCCGCATTCTGGACATTCTCCTTCTTTCATACCCATCTCCATTCCAGATACCATTCCCATATCAGGAGAGGGAGGCATACCCATTCCTATATCCATACCTGGAATTGGTATTGGAGACTGAGGCATATCAGGAGAAGGCATTGGATTAATATCCGGTAAACCTTCATTCATAATAGAATTTATATCAGGCTGATTACCCTCAACAGTATCAGCAATCATATCCATCGGATCAGATAGTTCTTTCTCAACCTCCTCATAACCACACTCTTTGCAAACATTCTTTACATTAATGCTACCCTCAGTAACAATCTTAGGCTTCCTTCTTACACCATATTCATCCTTATCCCTCTTGAAATATGTATAAGCTCCAACCAATCCTTGATTCCATCGAATTACGAAAGCCTTCCTCTTCAAATCAATGATGTTGTTCATACGCTGGATATAATCACCAATGTCGCTGTATATACGTGACTTGTCAATATCAAGTGGATCTTCGGCATCCTCTGGAAAAAATCTAATGCTGAGTTTGCCAATGGTTGCCGCGGAAACAATGGATTCACCATAAGCGCGGTATGTACTTATGGTTTTGTTGGAATCTAGTAATTCTTCAAATCCCTCATCTTGATTATCACCCTCAAAGGTACGCCAATCCCATGATACAGCATCCCAATAGATATCATGGATGTTATTCCAATAGTATTCAGCTCTTTTCCAGAATGGAGCTAGAAATCTACGCTTATTATCACACTCCTTATTGCAGGAGTCGAAAATTGTTTTAACGGATTTTTCAAGCCATTCAGGCTTTTTAGAATTGTATGTCATCGACTTACAGTAAAATCAGTACAACGTCCTGCGTCGGGTTCAAATGATACAGGCTTCCCTAATGCGTCTCTCAAATCAGGAAGAATGGATACGCAGATTACATAAGTTCCTTTGGCAGGGATCTTCACCTGTAACTGATACCCATATTCATTACTTCCATCTCCACTCTCATTCGCATGAACCTTCCAGTTATTTCCATCTTGAGGAATAACAGGACCAGATTTTTGATACCATCTTACTCCCCGCGGATCTTCACATGGCCTTCCGCCACATACAATATTAACTTCTGCATTACATCTCCCTCTTGGTAGGCAAACTCCGAAAAACTCAGTGCTATCAATGGTTATTTTATCACCAACCTTCACGTTGTTTGGATCGAAGAGAGTTTTCTGAGGTTTCCAACAAATCATTTTAGGACAATGATCTGGATATGGTGGAGCCGATGCATCTGGATCAGGAATACAAACACCATAAATCTTACAGAAACATGGACCTGGACCTAAATGAGATTCCCTAACTTGACCAGGAGGACAAGGCATTTCTGGTAAACAATGACAAGGTTCAGGAGTTATTGATGGAGTTGGTTCTGGAGTTGGGATTGGAGTCGGTGAAGGGCATGGAACACAAGATGGAATTGGTAATGGAGTTGGTGATGGAAATGGATATGGTATATCTTTACAATCTTTGGCGCCTATCAGTAATACTGTTATGATAAAGGCAGAGGCAGAGACAGGGATGTTCATTTAGCAAACCTCATTAAGAAAACTACTATGCCAATTATTGCAGACATCACAGCTATCAAGATTGAGATATTAGCTCTGCTCTCATTCTTTAAACTTAATCCACCAGAATCCTCACCCTTAAGTGCACTGAGTATATTTTCCAATTTATCCACTCTATCCCTGAGATTATTTAAAGCCTCTGAACTAGCAAAACTCTTTGCTTGATCTGCTAAAGTATTACGAAATTCATTAACACTTTGAAACCTTAACTCAGATGCTTTTTCAGTTTTAGAAATAGCTTCTTGTTGTGCTCTAAATCTCTGTTCATATCGTTTATCTCTCTCATTCAGGAGGGATATGATATAATGTTTAAGAGAAGTAAAAGTCCATCCCGGATCAGACATTCTCTTTCTCTTCTAATGCCTTTTCTCTTTTATCCTTCAACCTTGCCAATGATTCTTTTGCTAAACGAGATTTTCTCTCTGATGGCAATTCAATACCACTTATTGGAGTCATATCTTCCTTATTGATATTAACTGGAAAAGAGCCATCAATATTAGATAGCTTCCCCGTCAATTTATCAACCTGAATCCGCAGCCAGAGATTTTCATCTTCCAATGCTTTTATTCTACCCTTAAGAGTTTCGATAGTATCGTACAGTAAGAAGTTAATGGACAACGCTTGAGTGTCTCCTGATTCTCTTATACTTTCCATATCCGCGGTTTGATCTACTCTCTTGAAGAGCTTCAATCTCATCCATTTGATTATTGAATGCATAATAATCACCACTCTTGAGAAGCTTATCAATGGCACCTTGAACCTCTAACCTTCTACCATACTCATCCCCTGACATCCCTATAAATCTCTCATATGCCTTAGCTAAATATCTAAGGCCATCATATGGATCATCACCATCTACCTTCTTAACATCCTCTTCATTGATATTGGAACTCTTGCTTTTATTATTATATGTTACTGTCATCAAACTGTCTATTAACATCTGGCAATTATCGAATATCTCCAACTTAGGTAGAGATTCATTAACCTCCTCAGGCATATATTGAATGCAATATTCATGATAGGCTTCATCACCCTTCATTCTCATCAATCTACTAGCATATTCTGGGTCGAAGCCTTCTTTTGCATTCAATGATGGAGGGGCTTTTTCCCATCGCATTAATTCATGGAGAAGCATTTTGCCACCGATTCGATCATTGTCAGCTTCTTCAATAACCCAATCTGTGGCCTCCATCATTTGGTCTGCTATTGTTCTTTCAAGACCAATGTTACGAAATCCAGACGGATCCCCCACAATCCTACGTATATTTCCATCATCAGAACTCAATCTTTTTACATGCGGACCCCATACCTTAATCTTAGTCTGATTAACTGCATACTCCCGGTATATAACTAACTTACCGGATGGAGATACGGCACCCCAACCAACCCATGTATTATGAAGATATCCCCAATCTATTGCTATTAGTTTAGGCCACCAATCTGGAATCTCATATGGTTGTACTACGTGGATTGCATTGTCTGGTTCATCAGGATGATGATATGTACGAAATTCAGTAAATACCTGACCTTGGAATGCATCCCAATCACCATATTTCTTCGCCCTCTTCAATGCTTCCGATGGCAGTAATTCTAAACGATCACCATATGAGGGATCATTCTTAATGAGATCAATGTTATCATCCCTACGGGCTTTGATGAATATTCTACGCCCAATCTTACCATTGGGGAGGGAGTATTCAATGGGTTTCATTCCCTCGCGGCATGGATATACGAAACGTTTTTTAACCCAGGTATTTCCTATATCTCCTGGGGTACCCACTGAGCGGCATATTGCATCCCATCCAGCTATATCAGAACGATTACGATGAAGGAGATACTTATACATAAACTCAGTAAATTGAGTTAGTTCCTCAAATGCTAGGTAATGGTATTGAGCAGAATCATGTTTGAAAACATCCTTCTCATGCTCGATGAATCCGAAGGCTATTTCAGCTTTCGTTCTTGGGTGTTTCCAAACGTGATCCGACTCATTGTATCTGAAGCCGAATTTGCCATACCATTTCCGGCTTTCTGGTACTAAGCTTTCATTGATTTGAGGGAATGAACGACGATAGATCGTTGCGCGGAATCCGAAAATGTCATGACATCTTAGGAAGAGAGGTAATGTTACTATGGAGAATGTTTTACCTGAACCAGCTTCACCTCCATAGAATGCTTCCCAGAATCCATTCTCTCCCGCAGGCAAACCCAGGAATACTTCCTGTTGTTTAGAGTTCGGCTTTAACTCACTGGAAACTTCGATTGTCATTTGGATAAAAGGGAGAATGCACAGCGATCAGCTTCCCATTCCATCTTATCTAAATTACCACCTAAACTACATAGGATCTTATTATGTTCAGGTAGCATGATATGACAAAGTTCATGGACTGCCATATGCTTTATCTCATTATCCGTTCGGCTTAAACCGAATAAGCTAATCTCAATGAGATACGATTTATTACCATTGGGGTCTTTCAGGCAAGTCGTTTTAACTGCACCATTCAACTCAGCTATTCTTAGGCTTACAACGACGTTTGAGGATGGAATAGACTTGTTGTGTACTTCGGCTAACGTTGATAAGAATAGGATTAAGGCAGCGATCATTTTAACGTGTCAATGCAAAGCTAATTGCAAAGCAACACAAACCTGCATTTGTTAGTCTTATACTTCCCTCATGAACTCCAATTGCGAAAAGGATTGCTGCTGCAACTCTTAAAGCAAAAGCCATCACAAACTCCTAATCCACTGGAACTAACTGTAATGCTTCACCGCTGATCTTTAATATTCCAGTCTTAGCTACATCTACCTGATCCTTCATATCTAGTTTCTCTTTTTCTTTCTGCGCCTGGAAGAAGAAATGTCCTTGTAAGAAGAACCATGCCGCGATCAAATGTGGATCAGTTAACGTATGACTAAGAATAAGCCATTCACTCGCACCACCGAATAACCAAGGTACAATTGGACGACTGGATAATCTCCATAATGCTTCACTTAATGTATCTCCTGGATATTCATTAGTGATTGCCCAAGCTTCGTATATTATTATGCTTGTTATGATTAATCCTGCGCATATTCCTATCAACAGCCCCCATTGCTTGATTGGTAAGTAAAAGGCGAGTGTTGTTAATCCAACACCCATCATGGATAAGACGATTACATTTGCATGATCCTTTACTTTCACTTGGTCTTTTTATCAATGTATTCTCTCATCGCCATTGGTAATATCTTCTCTCTAATGAACTTCCAAATCTTACTAAACATTTTCTTCTTTAACCTTAAAACATCTATTGCATGTATAGATTACTGTAACGGATGGATAAGGTCCATGACTTGATGTAAAATATTTATGACCTCTCACCCAACAGATTGGCCTCATTAGTATTTTAATACTCATTATCCCTTGATAACCTCAGCTTCAATAACTCTTACCGCTTCTCCGAAATCTTCTACTTTTCTCAGCTTGGGAACATGAACAATGAATGTAACTCCATCATCTCTATTCCCACCATTGTTATTCATCTTTTCAGCCACGGTTGCTAAATTCTTTGCGAGGATACTTTGTTTGAGAGGATCAGATGATATAAGTTTTACATTCATGGATTCCATGACTTCCATCAGTTTTAATGTTGTGGACTCAATAATCTTAACCTGTCTATCTTTTAAGATTTCCTCGGATTTCTTAACAGTTTCCTCATTGGAACCCTTCTTTGTATGGGTCCCATTTCTACCATCTTTATATGAATATGCACTTGTTAAAGAGCAATCCCAGCTCTCAGCAGCTTTTGAAATTCCATATTGTTTGGCATCCGCGGCAATCAACTCCCTAACAAACTGAGCTTTTCCTAGATTACCATTCCCTCTTCCATTATTGTATCCACCCCTATCAACCCTCAGCAAACCTCCCTTTCCCATTCTTTTATAGATTATGGCAGATTTCTCCATTCTTTCTTTTAATTCTTCTTCACTGATTAATAAACTTAGACCCATGACTCAACAACCTCTCCTGTGGAAAATATAGCGCCATAACCCTCCAACGTCAAGAGGCTCATCCACTACATCGTAAGGAGATTTTTAAAAAGAAAAGGATTGTTAAAAAGAAAAAAGGATTGTTAAAATAAGATGGGTTAAAAGAAAAAGAATTTTGAGAGAGACGGTATGGAAGTACTAGCCTTCGGCTACCTGCGAAAAAATGGGACCCGTAAAAGATCCCATAGGGGTATACAAAGAAGTATACTAAACCCTGGTATAGTATGTTGTATAGTAGGCTGGAAGGAAAAAGAAAAGGCCAACCTAAGCGAGCATTGGCCTTTCCCTTTAGGTTACGGATTAGACGCCGAGCATTGCCTTGACTTCGGCCAAGGTCTTTCCCTGGGCGGCCGCGAGAATGGCAAGGGCGAGATCGACTTGGTTGGGATCCTTCGCCTTGCGTTCCACGACTCCGGCGGATCGAGCTGTGACCTTCCGGCGATCATTCTCGAAAGCCAAGATGGCGTTCACGTGATCGGATTCGTTGAACCCGAAAAGCTTCGTCAGCTCGGAAGGCTTGATCGACTGGCCGTCCTGGATTGCGACTTCCCTGTAGGAATAGACTTCGCCGCTCTTGGGCGTTCCGCTGTAGAAGTCCCGTTCCTGGAGTTTCGTTCCCGAGACGTTGGACCAGCTGGAAGGATCAGGAATCTCGTTCTTCGTCTTGGTCGGCTCGGGCTTGACGACGGTTTCCGTTGCCATGGTTTCTATCCTCTTCTGTTAGGTGCGTCGTTAGGGTCTTAGTGTCTCACAGAACGGCTTAGATGTCAAGGCTTTTGTTTGCGAGAAACACATACAAGTCCGGGTCATCAATCCGCTTGACTTCGATGGTGTAGACCGACTCGTCTCCGTCCCAGCTATCCTTTAGCTGGTTGATGGCTTCCTTGATGATGTCTCGCACGGCGTAGGCTGTCGATTGCGTGAGGTTCATTTTTCTTTTCCTTACTGTATGTTATAGGGGATTACCAAACTGCACTTGTAAGAGACTCGAAGTGTTCCGCGGATGTCCCGAGAGACGGAGATATGTGAAACGTAATGGTCGCTGTCATCAGGAACCACGATCCGCTTGATATCATCCAGTGCGGAATGGATGATGGTTGCTTGAGCCCTGAGTTTACTCTCTACCTTGTCTGGTATTGCCATCCTTCATTCCCCTTCCAGCTGGACTTGATCGTTCTCGCACCATCTACAATATACACCTGGAGCAGACCAAAGTCAATAGAAAGCAATTGCCGTACCAAAAATAAATTCTAGAACTGGTATTTTGTTTTCGGAAAAGATTCCCTTTGGTGGTTTCTTATACACTGTCCACTAAAGTGGAGACCGACTCAACATTAGTGGGTTATTGGTAACAATCATAGTGATAAATGATTTGGGGAAGATGATTCAATCTTTATGGACCCAGGGGCGAATGGCTCCGGGGCCGGCAATATTCATGCCATCCCTACAACCCTACCTATGTCCTGCATTATCAAGGGCTTAGAAGGGGCGAAGATAAGGCAAACGGGATACTCAAAACCCATGCCAAGCATACCAGGGTCATCCACTACATAATAAGTATTAAGTTTTATTTTAGCCTCTCGTTGGGGATTCATTGGGGATTTGATGGGCATTGGATGGGCATTAGATGGGGAGTCGTCAAACACGCCTAACCCATAGCAGCATCAGCACTTACGCCTCGACGCCCCCCCTCCCCTAAACATTCAAGGGGTCCATTTGCCTTAATAAGTTTCTGCGACATCCTTATATTTATTTTTTTTTTTTTTTTTTTTTTTTTTTTTTTTTAAAATAAAAAAAAAAAAAAAACAAAAAATTAATTTTTTTTAAATATAAGATAGGGGGTTTTAAAG